ACCTTAATTTCAGTGCCAGAAACTCTAATGGCATAGTATGTCCTGTGATCTTCCAATCCTTCTGGTAAATCACCACTGTAACTACCAACTTTAATAGACTCACCAGTTACTAATCCAATATCAGATTCAAGTTCCAGAATACTGGTAGAGATACCAGGAACAACATCTGCTCTCTTAGCACCAGAGAAGTTACCTAAAGCAACTGTACTACCAGCACCTAGTTCATTATCCAACATCTGGATAGTGGCACTAGTTGTTCCAATACCTGTAGAATCTGGTAGATATAAAGTTTCTCCATCTCTAGCACCGATTCTAAAACCTTGAGTGATAGATGTTGGTGGAACGTCTTGGTCACTAAATCCAGACAGATATAGTTGACTTGAGATACCAACAGATGTTGTGAGTCCTACATCAATCTGTAACCATCCAATGTCTCTTTCCCCAGATGGAATAGACTTAGGTGTGATAACATTGGTGATGAATCCTTGGTCATCACGATTAAATGCTTCTGCCTTAAATCCATCAGCAACCAGAGCAATCTGACCGAAGTTGGAGTTAGAGTTGGTGATAGATGCGTCAGCACCACTTAATGCTTCGAAGTGCTTATTGAAACCAATAGCAAACACCGAAACGATCTGGAATACAGCATCGTTGCTCAATTTGACGTGAGTGGATTCCCACCCACTACGATAAGTAGCAGATGGATCTAGGTGATAAACTGTAGCACTATTAGTGGAACTAGAACCCGATGCTAAGTCTCCACCAGTTACCTTAGTATAAACAATTCCATCATATAGTCTAGATTCTGGGTTATATTTTACAAATGCTCTATCATCCTTTTGTAGTGAGATAGCAGTGTATTGTGCCAGAACGATGGATCTAAATCCAGTAGACTTAGAACCATCACCATGGAGACCTTGCATACCCCAGACTGATCTCAGAGATACGTTAAAGACGTATGGAGAAGCACCACTAACTGTGTCAGACTCAATAGTAATTGTAGCGTTGGATGAGTCTGGTGTGGCAATTAGGTTTGCTGGGAAACTTGCTAATTGATATGTAAATCTAGATTCATCAATAACAGAGGAAACAAGAGCAGAGATATTATAGTTTGCTACATTAACACCACGAACTTTAATCGGTGTTCCTGTCGTCAATCCATGAGGACTCTGTGTAGTGACTGTAACTTGAGCAGTAGGAGATGCTCCATCACCGGCAAACATACCAGTAACAATGGATGGATCAATACCCAGAGCACCAACAATTTCATATTCTGGTCTTACTTTATCGAAGTCACCCTGTTCTGATGGCCATTGGAATGTGACTGGTCTTCCAGATGCTGCCTGGAAAGCATGAGTCAACTTATAATAGTACATGCTGAGGTCAGTTAGACCAGCATATCCAGTAACATCATTAACACCATCAGCATATTCAAATGCTGTTACTTTATGGTGAGAGAATGTTGGTTGAGATCTATTTGCTGTAGTAAAGTTTCTGGGATCAGTGTAAACTAATTCATTATCTTGAGCATCTAAGAATGTAAATTGCCAGAAGTAGCAACCACCAGTGATTCTAAGAATAGCAGTTTCCTCTACATCATCATCAGTTGGGTTAGGAACATATTTTGGTCTAATTCTGGTCTTTCTCAAGTCCATACCAACGATGGATGTACCTCTTGGTACAATTACACCACCTTTTGTACTGTTGAACTTATAAAGAACGTTGTCTTCTTGAGTTAAGTCAAAATTTGATTCAAGAGTCAGGTTGAGTGTAGCAGTAGCATCACTCTCAGAACCACCAGGACTTACAACTGTACCAGTTCCTGATACATTTTTGATAGCAAAACCAGGTCTGTTGTCAATAATATGGTCACCAGGATACAATAAGATTGTGGTTCTGTTGAACAGATCGTTATCTTTACCTCTTACATAGGAAAATCTAGCAGACTCAATCAGAGCTCTCTGAATAGTCTTAAAAGGTTGAGTTAAGGAGTTACCCTGATTACTAATACTATCTGTGGCATCAAGATCATTGGGATTAACGTATAAAATACGACCCTCTGTATTCTTGATAAAATTATCTAACTTACTAAGAGGCATCTTCTTGCTTCAACGATATCGTTTCTTGACTTATTTAGTCAATAAATAGGGCTGGTTACTCTTTTCATATGGCAAACTCTGCTTTAAGTAAAGAGGATCCCAAAAAGAAAGAAAACAAATTTGAATGGGCTGATGAAGGGGTTGCTACCCTTGTGAGAGTTATTATCCTTGCTTGGTCGGGAGCAATCCTGACTTTGAACTACGTTTCAATTCCTGGGATTCCTCAAAAACAAATCGATCCTACGTTCATTGCCTCTGTTTTCACTGGCACTCTAGCAACTTTTGGTGTTCAAACCGCCAAAAAGAAAGAGGAAGACAAACCCAAAGAGGAAAAGAAAGATGCAAAAACTGATTAACACATTGGCACTATTGTCATTTATAGGAACCGCTGGTATAATCGGTGGAGGAGTTTACGTCTATCTACAGAAAGACTCTATCATTGATGGAGTTAAAAAACAAGTCACTGATGCTGCTGTAGAAGGTGTAACAAATGCTCTACCAGGACTCTTAGACTCTGCTATGCCTGAGATTCCAGAACCACCTAAAGTGACGGGTGGTGCTGTTCCTTTCTGATAATAAAATGAAAAAATTTTTGTTTGGTCTGCTCGGGATTGCCGCAGTCAATACTGGGGTTATCGTAGCAACGTCTATGTCTACCTGGGCAGAACCAAAAGTGAAGGGTTACTATACCATGGATGCCATGGGATGTATGATCCTCCTGGAGTGTACTAAAGATGTCAAGAGAGTCAATAGTATCGAAGATATTAGAACTGCGTATCCCGATACTAATTACGACGTTGTTGCTGATGAGTTTGATTCGATGCTCAGCTCCCTTGATGCAGTCGGAGTTAAAGTTTTTCTAGCAGATGAAAAGTATTTCCCACCAATGCATCGTGGTGTATATCATACCATAGGAAATAACTTCTTTTTGAATAAGAAGTGGATGGTAAAACCGAATCGTCTGATGTCAGTCATGAGGCATGAAGGTTGGCATGCAGCACAAGACTGTATGGCAGGTTCTATTAATAACAGTATGATGGCAATCATCAAACCAGAGGAAGAAGTTCCTGGTTACTGGAGAGAGATTGTCAAGGGTACATATCCAGCACATGCTGTACCTTGGGAAGCAGAAGCATTCTGGGCTGGACACACAGCAAATATGACACAAGAAGCACTTGCTGCTTGTGCTTCTGATACTCCTATGTGGGAGATTTACCCACCAACTCCAATGACTCGTGAGTGGTTAGTTGAAAATGGGCATATTAAAGATTGAACCAATTAATGTAAGAGAGATTGGTGTTAGGAGTGTTCCTAACATCTCCTCTTTTACTAACAACATGCCACCACCAATCATACCGTATTCTCCTCCAGTTACGGTAGATATTGGCACGCCTATTGTTAATATGCCAGGATGTGTAGAAGCACACCCAGATGGAAGTCCACAACTGGCAAAGGATGATCCTAAAGGTGCTAGAACATACTGTGATGCTCAGACACCATCATATAATGCAATGGACTATAAACCTGAGGAGATGATTATCACTCAAGTGAGTCAAGAACAACCACCAGCAACAAAAGGAGCAGAGGAGGGACCATCACAAGAGCCGGAGCCACCACCATCAGAAGTGCCTGATACACCAAAGGCAGACCTTCCTGATGTGCCGAAGCAAGAAGAAAAGCAAGAAATATGCCCATACTATGCGGAATTATTGGTAAGTGATCCACGTTGTATTGAACCAACGTTTGTGGAGAAATATTTTCCACCCATGGAAGTATTAACTGCTACAACTACCATTGCTGTTATTGGTACAAGTTCTGCCATTTTTGCTAAACCTATTGCCGATCTTCTGCTGAAGGTTGTGAAACCCATTGTGAAGAAACTGATAACGAAGGTAAAGAAGATGCTTGGTAAGAAACAGAAGCCCCAGGGAGTCCGCGAGAGGAGGCTTGCTCAGAGGGAGTTGAATCGGGCGATCCTTGAGTTGAGGAGGGCTTTGAAGTAGGGATTGAATGCCTGTGTGGAGGAATAACTCCTGGAGGATTAACAAGAACTACATCAGCACAGATCTTATAGAACGGACTTCTAGGGTGGAACATGATACCCTTCTGCATGAGTTCGCCACAATTCTTTAGTCTGGCAATTTCAAAATCTAATCTCTTATTAGCAAGTACCTGCTCACGGAAAGCATTATGATTCTCTGCTGCTTCTTTACATAATGCCTGTGCTTTACCATCCAATGGGAAGGATACAGTGGCAGACAAACC